TGACGGACGGCCTGGCTGAGCGCGTGCGCCGGGCGAAGGAGCGCGCGAGTGGCGGCTGAGGACTCGATCCTCGAAGCTGTGGGGCGTCACCAGTACGACCCCGAAGGCTGGTCGCTCTTCGCCTGGGACTGGAACAACGGCGACCTGGCTGGCGTCCACGGGCCGCGCGAGTGGCAGGCTGCCACGATGCGGGATATCCGCGATCACCTGTCCGACCCGGCGAAGCGATATGAACCGCTGCAGCTAGCCACGGCCAGCGGCCACGGCATCGGCAAATCTGCGTTCATGGGCATGATCTCGAATTGGGCCATGTCGTGCTTCGATGATGCGAAGATCGTCACCACGGCGAATACGGACACCCAGCTGCGCACCAAGACCGCGCCTGAGGTGTCCAAGTGGTTCCGCACCTCGATCACGGGGCATTGGTTCGACGTGCAGTCAACCTCGATCAAGTCGCGCGACCGCGAGCATGCGGACGCATGTCGGCAGGACTTCATCCCGTGGTCGCAGCACAACACGGAAGCGTTCGCGGGCCTGCACAACAAGGGAAAGATCATCGTCCTGCTGTTCGATGAGGCGTCGAAAATCCATGACAAGGTGTGGGAGGTGGCCGAGGGTGCGCTGACAGACGAAGACACGATCATCATATGGATCGTGTTCGGCAACCCGACGCGCAACAGCGGCCGGTTCCGCGAGTGCTTCCGCCGCTATCGGCACCGCTGGGTCACGCGGCAGATTGATTCCCGCACGGTGCCTGGAACGAACCTGAAAAAGGATAGCGACTTCTTCAAAATCCGCGTGCGCGGCCAGTTTCCGGAAAAATCCGCCCTGCAGTTCATCGGCGCGGACGATGTAGACGCGGCGCGCTCGCGTCACCTGCGGCCGGAACAGTTCAGCTTCGCGCCCGTGATCCTCGGCGTGGACCCGGCATGGACCGGCGACGACTCGCTGGAAATCATGCTGCGCCAGGGCCTGTATTCAAAATCGCTGGCGAGCCTCGCGCGCAACGACAACGACGTGGAGGTGGCCAACCTCATCGCCCGGCTGGAAGACGAGCACAAGGCGGACGCCGTGTTCGTGGATGGCGGCTATGGCACGGGGATTGTGTCGTGCGGCCGGACGCTCGGCCGCAACTGGCAAATCGTCTGGTTCGCCGGGAGGCCGGTTGACCGGGGCTATCTCAACAAGCGCGCCGAAATGTGGGGCCGCATGAAGGCGTGGCTCAAGGACGGCGGTGTGATCGACCCTCGCGATGAGGTGCTTTATCAGGACTTGATCGGGCCGGAGACCGTGCCGCGCCTCGATGGCAAGATTCGGCTTGAAGGCAAAGAGGACATGAAGGAGCGCGGCATTCCGTCGCCAAACCGTGGTGATGCGCTCGGGCTCACGTTCGCCGCCGACGTGGTGAAAACGTCAACGATACCGGCCGCGCGACGCGGCCAGGTCCAATCGGAGTATGATCCTCATGCCTCCTCCTAAAAAAGCCACCACGAAAGAGCCATTCCGACCGCGCTGCCCGTGCAAGCGGCGTCATCGACCGAAGGGGCGGCGGCACCGGAAGAAGCTGGGGCCGAAGTCGTGTCAACGCTAGACGTTGCGATAATGTCACGGCGCATGGTATACTTGCGCAACATCTGAGGGGGAGAAGGCCATGGCGGAAGTGACGCCGACGAAAACCGACATTGTTGGCGACTGCTACCTGCATAGCTGGGCGCTGCTCACCGCCGATCATACCGGCGTCGCAATCGCAATGCCGGGCGCGAGAGACCGTACGGTGCAGGCTGTCGGCACCAACTGGGGCGCGGCCACGGCTGCGCTTGAGGGCAGCATGGACGGGACGAATTTCTCGCCCCTGACCGACGTGACCGGAGCGGCCATCGAATTCACCGGCAACGGCATTTCGGTTGTGGCGGAAAACCCGATGTATATCCGCGCCAGGCTGACGACCGTCGGCACGGCTGCGGTCGTCGCCGTGCATCTTCTCTCGCGCTCCACGATGGGCCGATAATGTCGTTTATGCGACGCAGGGGGCGGCGACCACTACAATATCGAGCACCTGGTGAATTACGACACGGCGACCCACCGGCATTACCTGGTGGCCGGTCAGAAGAATCCCGACTTCTACGTCGGCGTCGTGAAGATGGCGATTTGATCGTAGATAGTGACATAATCGCAACGCAGGTGGTATACTGTCGCAACATCTGAGGGGTTCGCCATGTGCATGAGTTCGCCGTCAATGCCGGCTCCGCCGCCTCCGCCGCCGCCGCTGCCCGATCCTCCGAAGCGAACTGACGCGGCCGTGAAGAAGGCGCGCGATGACGAGCGTTCGCGCGCCGCCCTGGCCAGCGGTCGCGACGGCACGATTGCGACGAATCCGCTGGGGCTGAGTGGTGGGGCGGGTGTCAAGAAAATCCTGCTGGGGGCATAAAATGCCGCGTCGGATTTCAGATTTAGTAGGTAAGAAGTTCGGCAACCTGCGCGTTGTCGGCTTGCTCGAAGTCACGGACGCGGGCGCGCCAACGGCACAGAGGCTTTCAATAGACCGTATCGACCCCGCCGGCGATTACTCGCCGGCTAATTGCCAATGGCTGACTCGTTCCGAGAACAGCAAGCGAGTAGGCCAATAACCATGCCCACCCGCTGCGAGCATTTTCAAAAGCGCAAGTCGGTGCTGCTCAACGAGCGGTCGTCGTTCATTTCCCATTACAAGGAATTGTCCGACTTCATCGCGCCGCGTCGCGGCCGGTTCCTCTCCTCCGACCGTAACAAGGGCGACAAGCGCAATTCGAAGATCATCAACAGCGCCGCGACGATGGCGCTGCGCACCTGCGTCTCGGGCATGATGGCGGGAATCACCTCGCCGGCGCGCCCGTGGTTCCGGCTGGCGACGCCGGACAGCGACATGATGGAGTTCGCGCCGGTCAAGGAATGGCTGTACAGCGTCGAGCAAATCACGCGCGAGGTGTTCAACCAGTCCAACCTCTACAACGCCCTGCCGGTCCTGTACCGCGAGCTTGGCCTGTTCGGAACCGGCTGCATGTCGCAGGTCGATGACTTCGAGGACGTGGCGCGGTTCTATCCGCACACTGTCGGCTCGTACATGATCGCGACCGGCGAGCGCGGCGTGGTCAACACGCTGTACCGCGAATTCGAAATGACGGTCGGGCAGGTGGTCGAGAAATTCGTTGCGCGACCGGGCGGCGAAATGGACTGGTCCGTGGCCAGCGTCGCTGTCAAGAGCATGTATGATCGCGGCCAGGTCGATTCGTGGGTGCCAGTGGTGCACGCGGTCGAGCCCAATGACGACCGCGACCTGCGGCTGAAGGACGCGAAGAACAAGCCCGTGCGGTCGGTCTACTACGAAGCCGGCGGCACCGAAGACAAGCTATTGCGCGAGTCGGGGTTCGAAGAGTTCCCGGCCTTCGCGCCGCGCTGGGACGTGACCGGCGAGGATATATACGGGACGGACTGCCCCGGCATGACGGCGCTCGGCGACGTGAAGGCGCTGCAGGTCGAGGAGAAGCGCAAGGCGCAGGCCATTGACAAGATGGTCAACCCGCCGCTGCGCGGACCCGGCGCGCTCAAGAACGTGCCGATATCGTCGCTGCCTGGCGGTGCGAACCTGTACGACGGCGAGCCGCAGGGGACTGTGCTTGAGCCCGTCTATATGGTGAAGCCCGAGCTTGCCGGGCTGCTGAACGATATCCAGTCAATCGAACAGCGGATCGACCGCTCGTTCTATGCCGACCTGTTCCTGGCGATCAGCCAAATGGAGGGCGTGCAGCCGCGCAACGTCATGGAGCTTATGGAGCGCAAGGAAGAAAAGCTGCTCATGCTGGGGCCAGTTCTCGAACGGCTGCACGGCGAATTGCTCAATCCGTTGATCGACCGCACGTTCGCCCAACTGGTGCGCGCCGATATCCTGCCGCCCGCGCCCGAAGAATTGCAGGGCTCGCCGCTGAAGGTCGAATATATCTCGGTGCTGGCGCAGGCGCAGCGCGCGGTGGGCACCGGCGCGATTGACCGGATGGCGATGTATATTGGCGGGCTGGCGCAGGCGCAGGCGGCGGCGGGGATGCAGCCCGACGTGTGGGACAAGTTCGATGCCGATCAGTCAGTTGACGAATACAGCACCATGATTGGCTTGTCGCCCAAGATCATCGTCTCTGACGACAAGGTTGCCGAGGTGCGCGAGACGCGGCAGCAGGCGCAACAGGCGCAGCAGTTGGCGGCGATGGCCAAGCCCGCGTCCGACATGGCGAACGCCGCCGGCAAGGTGGCTGAGATATCGGAGGCGGGGTGAAGATCGTCCGCGTGACATGGGGTGACGCCGCGAATGGCGCGGGGTGGCGCTCGCTCAAGGATATCGCCAAAGAGCGCCCGCTGATGATCGAAAGCGTGGGCTTCCTCGTGAAGCGAAACAAGCGGCGGATCGTCTTGGCGCATAGCGTGGGTGGCGACGATGGGCTGGGCTCCACGGTGATCCCGGCGGCCTGGGTCAAGCGGGTTGATATTTTGCACACATAGTAGTGACAATTTCACAGCGGGTGTGCTATTATGCCCACAATGGGCGAGGGACAGTACGACGCGGGCGACGCGGTACAGGTGAAAACCCGCAAGGGCAAGGTGAAGCTCAAGCGGGAGAACGATCTGGCGGCGCTGCGATTGATCGTTTCGACACGGCTGGGGCGGCGTTTCATGTGGCGGCTGCTCAGTGAGTGCAAAATTTACAGCGAGAGTTTCGCGGGCGAAGCCGCCCATATGACGAGCTACAACGAAGGCAAGCGGCACGTCGGCCTGTGGGCCTTGACGGAGATTTGCGAAGCAGAACCGGAAGCCTACGCGCTCATGCGGCGCGAGGCGCAGGAGACAGAAGCGAATGGTTGACACGGTGCTTGACGCGGATTTGGCGGTCGAGGAAGCGGTTGTCGAGAAGACGGCTGACCAGACCGTTGACAAAACCGCATCGGAAAAGCTGTTCGATAAGGACAATCCGGCGGACGAGCCCAAGGACGGCGAGGGCGACAAAAAGGCCGACGAAAAGAAGGAAGAAAAGAAGGACGGCCCGCCGGAAGCCTATGAGGCGTTCAAGCTGCCCGAAGGTGTAGAGGTCGATACCGTCAAGCTCGAAGCCGCGCAGCCGTTGTTCAAAGAGCTTGGGCTGGATCAGGCCGGCGCGCAGAAGTTGGTCGATTTCTACGTCAACACCGTCAAGGGAATGTCGGAAGCCCAACAGACTGCCTGGCAGGCGGCCAATGACAAATGGGTGGCCGACGTCAGGGCGGACAAGGAAATCGGCGGCGACAAGTTCGATGAGTCGCTCGGCATGGCGAAGAAGGCCATCAAGCAGTTCGGCACGCCGGAACTGCAAGCCGCGATGAAGGCGACCGGCGCGGGCAACCATCCCGAATTCATACGCGCTTGGGCGCGGGTGGGCAGGGCGATCAGCGAAGACAAGTTTGTTACCGGCGAGGCGAACGTCGGGAAGCGTAGCGCGGCGGAAATCATGTTCGGCGGCACCAGCAAGTAAACGAAACCGGACCCGCGTCGTGAGACGCCGGCCTTCCCAGCGACGGAGATATAGAAATGGGCGCACTCGCAGTAACCAATCCTACCCTGCTCGATCTGGCGAAGGCCACCGATCCGGACGGCAAGATCGCAACCATCGTGGAGCTTCTGGCCGAGCGCAACGAAATCCTCGATGACATGACTTGGGTCGAGGGCAACCTGACCACGGGCCACCGCACCACGATTCGCACCGGCCTGCCTGATCCGACCTGGCGCTCGCTCTACCAGTTCGTGCAGGCGACCAAGGGCACGACCGTGC